TAAACTTAAAGTTAAAAGTAAGTTATAATTACATAACCCAATCTTCTGGACTTCTGTTTCTGTTATACTGCTCAGTCACCCATTTGTTTTGTTCCTCAAGTTTTTCTAATTCAAAGGTTAAATGATCTATTGCTTTTTGTAAATCTTCATTAGGTCTTTCATGTTTTTTGTAAGATCTGAGTATGTAGGTTACAGCAGTTCCAAGGTGATATGGTAAATCAAAATTGTCTACTACCTCTCGAGCAGTATAGCCATTTTTACCATCGTAGTATTTAGGTGTTTTTACTTTTGTTTTCATATGGCTGAAAAGATTAGAATTAAACCATACAGGCATCCGAAACAAGTGATTCCTAACATTGTCATCCATCCGATGAGTTTAAAATTATAATTCTTCATAGTTAAAATATATGTGTTAATCGAGCAACTTGCCCGTGATTTTTTGAGTGTATAAAGCCCTCAATAGCTTTGACTCCTCCTATTCCATATCCGTTGCGGTGATGCCAGGAGTCTGTGCCGCTTGGAGATCTTAAACTTTCTACAGTAATGCCGTGAAAGTCTTTGCTTGTTTTATGGTGAACATGGTGTGTGTATATGTATCTGTGTTTTGTTTCTGCCCACTCTTTTGGAAACTCATTAGCCATTATCAACGGAAGGTCAGGTATCTTTGCTCCATCACCATGTGTAGTTCCGATTAAATTGCTACCATATTTAAATCCTTTTCTATGTGCAATACTACAATCAAAGGTTATGTTTTTACATTTTCTGAACCAAGACTGTATTGAATCTGATAACATAAATCCTGACATATAATCATGGTTACTTGGATTGTAAACAAAATGAACATCAGCAACACTAATAAGCATTTCCAGAACATTTACATAAAGTTTTTTTTTTTTTTTTTTTTTTTCATACCACATAACATCGGTGTCTTTATTTTTTCCTGATGTTGTTGTTCTTTTCTTTCTATTAATGTGTAATATATCATTACCGCCAACAAATAATATTTTATCAATATTAAAACCGTGTGCTTTATTTATGATTCCTATAACTCCTTCTTTGACTCTTTGCACTGCGATTTGTGAGTCATACTCCTCTCCCGTTTCAAAAGATGAACAAAGCTTGCCAATATGAATATCTGCAGGATCAATAACCAATAAGTGTCCATTTGATTGTTTTTTGCGTTTAATTTTATGATATGTAGGCGAATGTTCATTCATTGCCTTTATTATATCATCTCTTAGTTCTTCAGGCGTAACTCCTTTATTTTTTACATGTAGTGAAAAATGTTTTCCTTTATACCAATAATGATTTACATCATCCATGGGTATGCCTCGTAGATCACACTCTTTTTGAAGAGCTCGATGTTTTGTTATTAAAGCATACTCCTCTTCATTTAATCTTGGTCTATATTTCATCGTCTGCTAGTTTCTGAGTGTCCCTTAACACCGCTTGCAGTTCTTTAATCGTAGATTTTAATGTGTCGTAGTCTTCATCCATCAAAGACTCATATACATCGTCTGTAAGTGTATTAATTCTAGACATCAAAAGATTGATGAAATTAATAGAATTTTGGTTGTTTGGTTGGACAGTCATGTTGCTGTTTTTCAATAAGTTAAAGAAAACTTAAAAAACATACATAACACGACAATAAAAAGTTATTAACTATCCATGTGGTATAAGAAGCTTTTTCCTGTCTCAGGATTTAACTTTTGTATGAGCCTGTAAATTGACCTAGACTTCTTTTTTGTCTCTAATCTTTCTTTTTTGCTACTATCGCTGCCCATATTCGTATACATATCGCAATCAATGCGTAAAAGCTCATCTATTTTTTTCTTTTTTGACCAACTTTTAAAGTCTACAATTTTTTCAATATCATTATAAGTGTACTCCATATCCGCTTTTTTGTAATGTTAAAAACTCTTTTTTAAGTTCTTTAATTTGCAATACTATTTCAGACATTCTATCGCCACCTCCACTCACATCTGCGAGGGTTTCAAAATACATTTCTCTAAATCCAGGATCTGTATCTATAAGGTTTTGCGCACTGTTTACACCATAAATCACTGTGGCATGATTTCGATTGAATAGTTTTGCAATTTGGTAGTAAGGGGTTCCATACATCTTTCTTAAAATCAAATATGCGATTCTTCTTGCATCCACATATTCTCTTTTTCTTGTGTATTGAGTAATGTCATTAAGACCTGTTGTTTCTTCAACAGACTTAATAACAAATTTTTGTGCCATAGTAGGTTTCATTTAATATATCTTTTTTTGTTTATAAAATCTAAATATCTATCAACTTCTATTTCTCTTATATCAATCAACACAATTGGATCTTTATCTGATTCTCTATAGTAATCAACTACAAAGAATATTGGATTCTCATTTTTGTCATTTACATGACCTGCAATGTTTTGCATTCTACCACCTGTATGTTTTATGCCATACATGTAATCTATCTTAGCAGCAATTCTTACACTTGCTCCTTTAAAGTTGTGTATTTGTTTGATAAAAAACTCATCAATCTCAAATTCATCCTCTATATATTTCTGTTTTAACTCCATGCTCTTTTAATTGTTTAATTCTATATTCTTGTATTGCAGACACCTTGCCTGTCTTTTTTTTGATTTCAGAAAATAAAACATCTGAATTCTCTGGAATAGCAATCAAATCAGGTATTCCATTCTTGTTGGTCTTAAGTAATTTAATTACATAATAACCTTCACTTTCGAGCTCTTTAATTCGTTTGGATTGAATTTGTTGTTCTGTCATAAAAACAAAATAACAAAAAAAATCCAATAAATTATACACTCAATAAGTCTTTTTTAAAATGTCTCAGAGTATAATCTTTTTTCTTAGTTACTGCTCTGTATATTTTTGGCTCTATTCCCTTATCGGTAAACACCCAATAAATTTTGTTGTGTAGCCTGTTTTTTGTTGTCATTCGATCTCTTGACTGCCAATAACTTGTGGCACTAAAATCAATATTGTAATACACCAAACAATCTGCATCCTTCAATGATATTCCTTCCCTTCCACTTATTATTTGAAGGGCTATATTTTTATCTGTGTTACAGAACTCTTCCAGGGTGTTACAAAGAGAGTCTTGATAGACTTGCTTCAAAGCATTATACTCTTCTTTAAATTTATAAAATATTGCAATCTTTTGATTTTTGAAATACTCTTTGATGTAGTCTGCTTTAAATGTGTCTAATACCATAGAGTTTCCTCCCTCAAACTTAACAGTTCCGCTATACATTTGATGAAGTTTTTGCATTAGCTTTACACTTGTGTCTGCTAATATTACTTCATTATTACCCTCTATTACTAAATCTTTTTTTAGTTTATTACACATATCATAAATTGATTTAGGAGCCTCAACAACTAAAACTTTTTCATTTATTGTAGATTCAAATCCCGCTTCTTTTTGTGTATAAGAAATCATATATGGATTCATTTCATCCAACACAGTTTGCTTGGCACTACTGTAATCATTGATCATAAATCCATTTATTTTCTTTTGAGTTACATTTACATAATCTCTTGCAAACTTGTAAAATGTATTGTATTTCTTAAATGGAGACATCTCTAATCCATAAACCTGGTGGTATATTTGACTAAAAGACTCAGGTGTTGGTGTTCCAGATAAAAGCATAACAAGGCATTTATTATTAAACAAAAGCGACTTAACCTGTTTGGCACGCTTGTTGGGTTTTGGAAACGCTCCTAAAGTATGAGCCTCATCACACACAATCGCATCCCAACCGCGTTGTTTAACCTTATGTAGGCTTTCGTAGTTTACTACTTCAAGTTCATATTTAGGTCTTAAGGATTTATAGTCAACAATAATACTTCCTATTGCTTTCTTCTTTGTGATGAACAATACCTTGTTCACACTCATCAAATCTAGGGTGCCTAGAGAGGTAAGTGTTTTACCTGTTCTTACTTCCATAGATAAATAAACAAAGCCTGCTTCGTTTAACATCCTGGAAGCTTTTTTAATAATCTCTACTTGGTAGTCTCTAAATTGTATCATATTCGTGTCTTATTTTTTGAAGTTCTGCGCACCTTTCGTAATCTTCCTCTTGCTCGAAATAATATATTAGATCATCAACAGTTTGTTGAGTCACAGGTTTAGTTATGTCGTGTATAAAAAAACTACTTGTGGTTATCGCCAAATCAGAATAAGGCACTTTGTAAACTACTATGTCATAGGAATTCAGCATTCCTAAATGTATTTGAGTTTCTTCATCATATACTGCCATAGCGCTTTCTTAGATAGTTGTAAACTTTAGGTAAAGCTTCAAATGCTTTCTTTTGGTTTTTATAAATTACCGTTCCTAAAGTTTCTTTGCTATACAAAGTTAAGCCTTTTTCTTTATTATATTTTGAGGGCTTCCCTTCTGTAGATATTCCTCCCTTTCTAATTGCAATCTTACATTCTCCTCCATTCCTTAATGGTTTTACATATACTTGAAAATCATTTTCAATACACCATTTAAAATCAGAATACCAGTTGCTCATCTTTCTTTACTCTTGTTTTGTCACTTAAAAATATTATCCACCTACCATTGAGATCGCTACCCTCATCAGGCTCTATTCCTGTCTTCTACAATGCAAATGAATTCACCCACCTATACAACTCTGTCCTAGACCT